TTAACAGATTTTAATTGATTGATGTTATTTTGAACAAAACTCTTAATTGTTAATGCAGTTTCAATTCCGTTAACAATCAATTTTTCTCCAGTTACAAAAGTTCCCGAAGTTTGACTGAGATTTAACGGTCCAACACCACCAGCGACAACAAAACCACTCGCACCACTATTCTTTCCTTTTATAAAAGAAGATGTTGGAATTTGGGTTGAGGTTATACCTACATTAAAAGTTACATTTGTATAAGTTTGTATATCATAAAGATACAAATCCCATTGAGTTGTTGCACCAGAATATGCAGCATCAGTCAAATTAAATGTATATACTCTAGCAGCACCAATTTTTGTTCCTCCACCACCAAGTTGATCATATAAATCTAAAGTTTCATTTTCTTTTAGAGCACCACTAACATTATTAACTCTTAACAAATGTCCCATCTCAAATGGAATATTTAAATTACTTACACTTTCAGTATCTCTTGGTTTTTCTACATCTACAGCAGTTTCTGAGTCAAAAGTAACGTCATATCCATCTACATATGCTCTTCCAGGACTTACCTGTAGACACATTAAATCATCTGATGGAGTATTTCCTTGTTCTGTAGTTTCTCCCTCTAAATATAAACCATCATTATCGATTTGATCATTTAAAGAGTTGAGTGCTTTAACACCAAACTCATCTACAGCATAATGTCCAGATTCGTCAAATGTTCTTTCCGCAATATAATCTCTTATTAAATTATATTGTGGTTTATTATCAATTTTTTTAATTTTTCCTTTATCTACTCTTAATATCTCTACAAAATCAGTATCTTTAGTATCAGATATTTCTTTTTTTGTAAGTATTAATGCAATCTTTAATCTGTCTGCACCTGGTGCCGCAAAGTTAGTAAATCCTTTTGCATTATCATATAAAGATGAATCATCCTTTGCATTTACAATAGTTTCGGATATTTTTAATCCTACTCTATATGAAGGAGTGTTGGTATAATAATCTAATATAAGTGTTTGCTTAGAAACTTCTACAAATGTTCCTCTGATAAAATAAACACCATTATCAATAAATGCTGCCGAACCAGTAGATGTTGCATTCTGAGAGATTAATGATGCAAATGCGGTTCCTGCGGTAATTGTAGTATTGCCATAAGTAACATTTTCACTTGCAAATAACTGTTCTCCATCTTGGAATGTATCTACTTCGGCATCATCTCCAGATTCTCCATATTTGACATAAATTGTAAGATCACTTACTAGATCACTATCAGATGTAAGGGCAACTTGTTGAATAGATGCTGTTACACCCGAAAGTTGTCCAGTAATTTTTTTTCCAATAAAATTCTTAATATAAACAGAAACATCTATACCTAAATTGACTGCATTTAATTTTACTGCAGAAAATTGATTATCAAAAGTTACAGATCCTGGAAGAACCATAGATCCTTCTTTGAAAATATTACCACCAAAAGACTCTACTTGGTTTTGTAAAATGGATTGAAGAGTTGTTAATTCTCTAGCCTGAACTGGAAATCCTGGTTTAAATAAAACTTTATAAAAGTTTTTATCTCCATCAAAATCATCATAATATGGGCTTATATTTAAATCTGTTTTTTGTGCCATCTTTTTTTAGAATTCCAGAATAATTTTGATGTCTTCTTTTTGTCTAGAGTCTCTCTGAACCTCGGGTCTATTATCGATATAGATTATAGTGCCCGTCTTTTTATTTATCTCTGGATTTGCAAGACCATTCGTAAAAGTAACTCCCAAATTAATTTGTTTGCTATTCACAACTACTACACTACCATTAAGGTTAGTATCAATACTTGAAGAACCTGAACTTTGAGCAAATGTAATATCATTAGTAGAGTTAAATGCTATTATATTTGATGTACTGGCACTATCTAATTGATCTTCCTTATTTCCAAAACATAATGATCTGTCTTGATAATATTTTAAAACCTTAGTATCAGTATCAAATGATGCCACATATCCTTTTGCTCCAGATGTGTCTTGTGTTATTTTTTCTCCAATAACTACGTTTCTAGAAGTTGTTAATCCAACAGCATAAAGAGATGAGAATGCATTTTCAGTAAAAGTTATTCCAGCTCCAGCAAAAGTTTCGGGATTTTTTATAATACCAACTTGAGAAAATTTAGTATCTATTGGAAAATCTTTAGTCGAATCATCAAATCTTGCATACATCAATACTTTATCTGTTCCTAACTCATCATAAATGTTATAACCATGACCTTTTGATGGGGGAATTATAGGAATTAACCTTGAACCTGATCCCGAATTAGCACTTAAATCGATAATTCCATAAGTGTACCCTTTTCCACCATTTGTTACAGTAACACTTGTTATTATTCCAGAACTATCTACTGCAATAGAAACTGTAGCACCACTTCCATCACCTATAATAGATGCTGTACCATTACTGTATCCAGTTCCACCATTTTCAATATATACTGTTTTTATTTGATTATTATTAATGTCGGAGTCTCCTCCTTCTCTGATAGTTTGAATATCCGAATTTGTCGAAATTTCCCAATTATTAGGAACAATAATAAACTCCGTAGAATCAAATTTAATTACATCTGACGGTGAAATACTGAATAGATATTTCCATCTATATCCATCAGATCCTGCAACTGGAGGTTCTACGTCAGTTTGTGTTGGTTCTATTAGGGATCCTGTGATGGAAGGATTGCTACCAGAAGAACCATTATCTATACAAATATAAACTTTAAATTCACTTGTAACAATATAATAATTTGAATCATATAATCTTACAGTTTTAGATACAGACGATTCATTACCTTGGCGATAATCATGTCTGTACATGTCATAAGGAGTATTTGAAACCCATTGAACTTTTCTTATGACTCTTCTAGCATTTTCTGTAGTAATCTTCTTACCAAATAAACTAGTATCTCTATAATGAGATAAATATTGAAAATTATCTACAGGATTATTAGTTGTACTTGTATCCCAATTGTCAGTTCTACCAAATCCAACTGATCCTGGAGTTGGATTTGATAACCCTAAAAAGGCATAATAAGAATTATTACTGATAGACTCTACAAAAGAACCAGCATTCAATATTCTAAATTGATCTGTTACGAATGCGGACATATTAATTGTTTTTTATATATTTATAAGACAATTCTAAGTTTCAATTTTGGGTAGTGCTCCAGTTTTTCTAATACCAATACCTCTTCTCTGAATTGTTGGATATGTTGTCAATCCAGATACAGTATTTCCAGTAACTCCGATTGATATTGGGTTTGCAGATCTTGTTCCTCCAGAAAATCTTCCCCATGAATATTTTCCAACTGGATTTAATATATTTCCAGTAGTTCCAAGACCAACGATATTAGAATTAGAATCTACATTACATGTAATAATTCCAATTTTTGGTCCATCACCTGTATTATCATTAGACCAAGCAGAAACATAGTAAACATTGTCTAAGAAAGTTGTTCCAATTCCAACAACTGCAGAATTTGAATTATCAATTGATGTAACTCCACTACCAATTCTAGTATCGTAAATATAAATTGGATAACCTGTTGATAGTCCAACAAAATGTGAAGTAGCAACATCATGCTGTACTTTAAATTCAAGTGCTAAAGGAACTCCAATTCCAGATGTTGTTGTAATACCAGTTACAATTCCAGAGAAACCTTGAATAGTAGTGAAATTGAGTCCAGTTATAGATTCAATAGAATCTGATGTTTGAGTAGAAATGCCGTTAACAACTAAGCAATCAAAAGTATCTTCTGCATTTCCAGTACCTTTTTCATAATCAAATAATTCTGAACTATCAACAAATATTTGAGTATCTGTTGTAGACACATCTTTAATAATTTTTGCAGTTGGGAAAATTAAAGGTTCCAATACATCTCTCGATTTATAAACATATTGACCATTAATTTTTTTATCAGTTTTTTGCTTAGTCCAAGATAGTGGTTTATAATTAGTTTCATCAACTCCCAATCCAGAATATCGATTAGTTTCAAATTTATCGGAAGTAGTCAAGTTATAAACTACTCTCTCATCTTGAGTTACTGTATTTGGATAAATGTTATTACTTATGACTTGAACAATATCACCAGTTTCTATNGTTGGTATAATATTATCAACTAATANAGAATCAGTTCCATCAACACCTTTATAGAAATAAATTTCAATTTCTTCTTCTGGTATGGGTGCTCTAGTAAATGCAAATGATGTTCCACCTTCAAAAATATAATTCTCTACAGGTTTTTGCAATACACCATTGACAAAAATTATAAGAATATTATTAATATTTTTTTCAATAGGAGAATCCTCTTTAGGTTCAAAACTTAGAAGTGATGAATTATAATTGAGAGGGAATCTAGTTCTTATTCCATCTTGTAGATCTTTAATAGAATCAATATAATCAAGTTCTCCAAATTCCCAAGCAGCAAAACTATCGGAATAAGTATTAACTACTTCAATTTCAAAATTTGATATTGGAGAAGATAAAGAAGAATCAGTAACCAATCCAACGGGTTTAAATACGTCACCTCTTCTAAAATTATATCCATATCTTGAGATTTTGAATTCACTTACTTCAAAGTAAGTAGATCCTATTCCTGTAGATCCACTAAGTTTTAAGTCTACCAATAATCCATTACCAGTATCAGTTGTAGATCCAATTCCCAATCTAGAAACGCCAATTACAGGAAGATTTTTATATGATGGATCCGAAACAAATATTTCAGGATTACTATATCCAGTTCCTCCAGCACCAACATTAAATGATAATGTACCACCTGCACCAACAGTTGCCGTGATTGTTGCTATAGAACCAGAATGTCCACTTTCGTATACAGATATACCGATAGAAACTAAACCATTGTATCCAGAACCGTGTCCTGTTGTTCCTAAACCGACAGATACAATAGAACCTCCAGCACCAACAACAGCAGTCACAGAGGCACCTACAAGTGGTGCAAATCCAAGTCCAGGTGTAGATCCATATGAAACTATAATTCCACCTCTAGGAACTTCATTTACGTTAACATCATAATCAGAAGTCACATATTGAAGAGGATCGTCTGGTCTAGTAATTGCAGAAAATTCTATGGTTGATATTCCTGCAGTAGTGCTTTCGAAAATTTGATAATTGAATTTTGTAGGATTATTATCAGTTTTGGGTGATTGGTAAATGCTATTAATAAAGACCAGACCACTTGAAGCTTCTGTTCCAATTCCAGTAGTATTTGCACCACCAACTTTTAGTGNAAATGTTCTTCCAATTCCAGTAAATTCNTCAGATANATCATCATAGATTTTATTATTATCGTAATTAGATTTGAAAAATACTCTGCCAACAAATTGAGATGTTTCAAAATCTAAATTACTAGTTGTTTTTGTAATTTGAGGATTTCCTCTTGGTGGTTCTG